CAATATTACCCATAGTAGTAATATTACCAATAGTATTTACATTACCAACATTTGAAAGAGTATTACTATTAAGATTTACAGCACTTGTAAAAGTCAGATCGACATTTGGTATTTTTAATGCTAACCACGAAATTGCCCCACTTCCAGAAGCACAATAATACTGTTTAATGGTTTTATTCTCATTGTCCTGTGCAAACATAGTTGCGCCATATGAAATACTTAGCCGTTCCCAATGATCTGTTACATACTTTGCATTACTTGTAAAATATGTAATTTGCCCTACAACCCATATATTCTGATAGGCTTTTGAAAGTTTATTCTCTAATGCATCCCAGTTGGCATTAATGGGTATATGCCAATTGGCATATCCTTGTGCTGGTTTAGTCAGTTCTAATATTGCTGTCGTTGTCATTATAATTCTCCATAATTTCCATCAAATCGTTTAATCAAGAAACCGCCCATTTCTCTAAAGTCAATCATTCTTTCTAATGAATGATTATTGAATGAATCAAATACTAAATCTGTTGTAAACAAATTATCTCCACTTGATATATTGCTAACAGGGATAACACCAATAAATGATATTAATGATAATCGTTCATCATAATCTGTATCACTTTTGCGTTTAATTGATATGTTACCAGAATCCCCATCATCATCATCATTTATTAATAATGTATTTGTATAATCTCCCCATACGACCGATGATGCAATATCTTCAGTTGTATCAGCAGAACCCAAATCAACACCAGTTGTATCATCAGTGTTTATAAACTGTGCTGTTAATGATGCATTTCCAGTTTCTTTATCTGTGTTAATATACCCAGAACCCAACAGATAAACACCAAGTTGTAAATCTGTTCCAAAATCTCTTGTGAACAAATAGATAACTTCTCCACCTTCAATTAATGAACCATGATTTACACCACCAATTGTTGCAAAAGTATCTACACCAGAATTGCATTCAGTTGTGTTATTAATTCTAAGATTTCTAAATGAAACATCAAGATTATCAGCACCTGCTGCCGATACCCTTGCATACAATCCAATTCTACCATATGTGTAAGTTGTGTCTGGTGTGTAAGACATTGTAGCAGTTGTTGGTTTAGTAGCACCATATGCATAATGATAACAATTAAACACCCCATCTACGTAATCACATTCAAGCCATACCCAATCTCCAACTACATATGTTGTGACTAAATCAGTATAATTAAGTGTCGCAATTACAGCAACTCCACCATACCCAGCAACCCCATATCCAGCATAACCATATGTTCCAGCAGCAACAGCAGAAGAATCAAGTTTCTGTAAATTTAAGAAACAATTATCAGTTGAATCAATTTCAAGATTTAACAAATATCCGTTTTGAGATGTCGGTGAACAAAACAAAAATCCACCATATCTATCAACAGCTTCTGCTGAATTTATACGAACAAGCCCTCTGATATTGCCATTATCAAAATTAACATTTGATATTAATGCATCCACAGTTTCTTTTGTCCCATCTCCAACGTCATTTCCAGTTGCCGTAAAACACAAATCATCATCTTCTGTCCATTGTGCTGCATCAGAAGTATCATGTTCAAATTCTGCAAGTGATGGATATGTAAGATCATCAATTACTTTATTCTTCTGAACTCCTCTTGGTGCATGAAGTTCTGTTCCAGATGTTTCAAAGTTATTGAATGTAACTGTAATATTATCTGCGGTATCAGCATCACCAGCAACAATTCCAACAAATCCTGATAATCGTTTGTTGTCCGCCGCTGATGTTAATTCTGGTGTTACACTTCTACTTCCCCCAACAGCATATATATAAACATTAATTATAGAATCAAGAATATCAATATCTATGGTATATTGGCTGATTATTTCTCCACCGGAAATTATTGTATCATCTAAAACCAATTCAACTCCATCAGTTACCATAAACAATTGATGTACCCTTAAACCAAAATATGATTCATTATATAAACCTGCTCTTAAATAATTATTTGAATCTTGATATCCAAAAATTATTCCACCAAAAGCCCCCCCATCTAATGTATCATCCACTGGAAAAGTATCAATTTTTAAATTTGAAATCGGAGAATATTGGTATGACCTTAAAATTTGAATTTCTAAATCAGTCGAAGCTTTACATTCAAGATGATCTGTGCTCCATGTCCAATGACCAGCTGTTCCAGCTATAAGACTATAAGCATCAGTTTTAAATGCTGAATCACTGAGTGCAAAATCTGAATGGGTAATTGGGTTAATTGTCTGAACAAAAGACAACCCACCAGTCATTACAGTTTTGTAAAGATACTCAACACCTTCAAAATTATTAATTGCTGATAATATAAATGAATAATCTTCTGATGTTGCTGTTGTCCCATCAGTTAAATAAACTCCATCTGAATCATATACAACATTTCCGTCTGTTGATTTTCCAATGATTAATGCAAATGAATCAAAAATTCCAATTGATGCGCCATTTGCGGATGCAGCTGTTGCAGCAGCATCTGCTCTACTTACAAAATGCGAATCTGGATAATATGTTCCTTTGAAGTCGTCATTATCTGTATAATCTAAGAACCAATCAAATTTTGTAGCTCCGTATTTAACAACATCAAAACTGAATCTGATAGGGTCAATCTTTACAGTTACAACCTGAGTTGCATTTGCAGCGGCTGAATCTTCTGATACATTATTTAAGTGAATTTCAAGTTCTACATAATCTGGACGAATTTCTATAAACCGCATTCTTACATCATCATATTGATACGAATACGGATACAAATACCCAATATCTTCAGTATAAAGATTCTTAAATTCTCCTGTATTTCCCCAAGTTGCTGATAAGTCAATTGTCCATCTGAATAATGAATTTTGAATTACAAAATCTGACCGTTCATTAAATGCATGATTTTTATTATAAATTTGCACCCATTCAGTTTCGGCTATATTACCACACGTATCATAAATTTTAATTTCGCCAGCATCTAATTCATCATCGCAATCAAACAGTAGATAGGCACTAAAATCGGGGTTTACAAAACCATAGTCTATCTCAATTGTATTAGATGTCGCCGTTGCCTTTGAGATAACAATATCGATAGTTTGTCCTGATGTAAGAAGCTGAAAGTCGCTGGTTTGGATAGTTTCAAAGTTTGTAGTTCCAGCCACAAACGTTTCTGTAATAACATCTACTGTATTTACAGTTACAACAATTTTAATATCATCTGCAACTAAATCAGATTCACGTATTCTGAATATTAAATTATAAACTCCAAGCGGAATATCCTGACCAGAAACATAACTCCATTTTATATTTTCTGCATTTGCATCAAATTCATATACTGCTCCACCTTCGGCTTCTTCAAGTGCAACAATATCACCAGTATTGGTTGTGTAGTTTGACGTATTTAATACCGGAAATGGTTTAATAATTGGTATCGAACCTTCATTACCATACACATATGCATATGCATCTAATGGTAGCGATGACCATGGTGTTTTTACAATAAAGTTGTATGCATAAACCGGACATGCAATAAGCGGAGAATATGATATTGCAAAATCGTTATCCTCATATTCTGTATCAAGTTTAAATTCACGCATATATGAATTAATTGGATAGAAAGAACCAGTTGCTGAATACTCACGCATGTTCATCTTTTCAGCAGTTGTTGGAGATGTTACTTTTGTAAGACTAATAAATCCTTTTGTATTTCCAAAATTGATATAGTTATATGCTTCGTTGCGTTCTGCAATGGCAATTATATCCTCAATATAATTATCATATGTTTTTACACCATACTGGTCTGTTACAGTAACACCAGACATATTAAGCTTTGTTAATTGTTTGCTTATATTTTTACTTAGTGGATCACGTCCATTAAATTCAATATCTACTGTATTTTTTGAAAAATTATTTACAGATAATTCTTCAACATATTGAATATCTACATCACCAACATTTACCATTTTACCATCTCTCTAAGTTTTTAACGCGATTGTTCAAATATCTAAGCTGATTGACAAGCCAGTTTTTACTATTTCCAAGTGTCAATGTTACCGAATCCTGTGTTGCATTAATTTCAGTCAACCTATATGTATTTGATAATTCTTTTGGATCTGTAATTACGATACTTTGCCCTAAATAAATAGAACCAGAATCAAACAATTTTGGGTTAACTTCTATTGATAATGAACTTAACTTTCTATAACTGTTTAATACATTTGCAGCTTTAGTTTCACAAGCAGCAACATCAGTACATGAATCATCATATACAACTTCAACAGGTAAATCAGTATCAGCTGTTATATATGCTTCGCCCTCAACAACTGCACCGGCTGCTGTTTTACCAACAACTTTTATTCTATCTGGTTTGAATAATGTATCACTAAATTCTGGTGTAGTTGTAATGTGCCTTGTTATATCCGTTGTAATAGCATGCCAAACATTTGCAGTTGTCAAATATCGTGTTGTTCCAGCCACACCAATTGATACTGTCAATGCATCATAATCAATAATCAAATCGCAGTTTATTTCCCCACTTACAATATCACCAGTTGTTGTTGTGTAATCACCATTTGCGTCAATACCAGCTTTGGTCTTTTCAAGCATATTGAAAATCCATTCTATTCTTGATAGGTTGTTACCAGTCAATTCAGATATTGTCTGAGCTGGAACAAAACCTACAGAAAATATAGTTCCATTTAAAAATGCTGTTAATAATGTGTCAATTGTTTCAGACGTATATGTTATTTCATACGAACCAGTATCAACAATTAAATCATAATTAAAATCAATTATTTTTAAGTATTCTGTTAAATAAACTGTAAGTGTAGAATTATCAAAATCAAAATCAAGCTTAGTTATCACACCATTAAATAATGTTCTTACACCAGAATAGATTGTCATCATTCCAGTTTCATATTTAATATTAAAATAATGTGTTGAATTTATAACCACAGATGCAGTATGTAATCCACCAATCTTTGGATTAATTTCATAGTCTATGATATAATAATCTCCATGACCAGATAGATAAACTGACATTAAATCCCTGTCCCACGGTTGATTTTATTAAATGCTTCTGTTACTTTTGTGCTAATAATACCACCAAGTTCTTCTCCTGTTAGATCATCTTTGATGGTTGTTCCAGTTACATTTATAGTGATAGTTGTTCCAGACGAAACCGCTGCACCAGATTGATAACGCATTGTCTGCGTCAAATCTTTAACGGCATCAACAATCATTGAATTTGATGTCTGTGCTGGATTTACAATATACTGGATATTGCTAAGTTGATCTTTTAGATAATCAACTACAGCATCAAACATACTCATTTTTGAGTTTAAACCAGATACCAATGACTGAACAAACTGCTCTCCCCATGTGAATGCACTTGTAGTCAATGAAAGCATTACAGAATTTACTTTTGTAAAAAATCCATCCATTGCAGCACTAAATTGGGGTAATCCTGCTACAACACCAACATTAAAGTTTGTTATTAATTTTTTGCCAGATTCTTCTGCTTTAGATTCAATGATTGCATCAGCTTCATTAATATTACTCTGCACTACTTGTCCAGTTTTTGTAGTAGCTGTTACTTCTCCTTCTGATGTTTCTCCTGTAAATGCATCTCTTTCTGCTTCTGCTATTACAACTTCATCATTTAACTTTGACAATTCATCAAAATAAATGCTATGTCTATATCTTAAATCATTAAGTTCATTAGTTCTATCAGTTAGATAATCTGTAAGAGATTTTCCTTCTGTAAGTTTTCCACTTTCTAAATTAGATTTCCATTCATCTGCCCACGTTGTACCCCACAATTTTGTTGATAATGTTTCAAAATCGGGTTCTGACATTGTTGAAAGTGTAGCAAATTCATCAACCGTCATACCAAGACGTTTTTGTGCTTCTTTATACTCTAAATTTTTTGCATCGAGTTTATCTGTAGCATCTTTAATAGCTTCATCATACGGTCTTATTGCTTCTACGGCTGCAAGTTCTAATTCAGTCTTTGTAGCACCAGCAATAGTTTCAGTGGCAGCACCAAGCTTTGTTGGATCAACCTTTTTGAGATAAGCACTAAGATCAAATTTAGAATAAACTCCTGCAAGTTCTCCGCCAGTTTCATCAAGAAATTCTGCAACTGCCTGAATAAGTGCAGTCTTTTCAGAGTTCATTGTTCCAAAATCAATAATATTCTTAACAAGATCAACTGAACGCCCATACTGTTCATTCTTTGTATCTTCAACAACAGTTTCTAATTCTTCATTATAAGATGCAGAAATCTCATCTGCAAATTCTGGAACATTTTCCTGAATCCAATCTAATAGTATATTTACCTGATCTTTATCTCCAAGAGCAGCTTCCATCTGTTCTTTTAGACCTTCTGGTAAATCTTCACCAAATTGTTTAGATAGTTTTTGCCCAACTGATAATAGCGTCTTTTCACCTTCAGATATTCCATCTGTAAATGATACAAAATCACCAAATAAATCTACACCACTACCAGATGAAGTAAGTGCATTCTTTATGCCTTCAAAGTCGTAATTTTCTACAGCAGTATCAAATCCTTCAGCATATGCTTCACCATCTTCTGATCCAGCACCAGAAGCATCATCCTTCGATATAAGACCGTCAATAATTTCCTGACCCTGACCAGTAGAAGCACCAGTTAAACCGCCTAAGAAACCATCTATAAAGGTTTTGCCAAGTGACCAAGCCGCATCGACTATTCCTTTAACAATATTTTTAATAAATTCCCAAAGTCCAATTCTACTAATTTCTCGCCCTATTTCTCCAAACCAAGTTGAAAATATTGACGCAACTTTACCAATTATATCTCCAAGTGCCTTTGCAATTGTAAATGGAATTGATAATACAAGACGGGCTATACTTCCAAATACAGCACCAATAGCACCAACTAAATCTACTGTTGTACCTTCCTTTAATACTGAGAATAAACCTACAATCGTTCCTACAACATTCATTAACGCATCTGTAAATGGTTTAATAAGATTTAAAATATATCCAATGGTTGAATCAAATATATCTTTAAGTCCACCCCAGTTATCACGAATAGCAACAAATAATATACCTGCTGCTACTGAAACTGCCATCATAGCAAGCACAAGTGGTGCAAATGTAATTGTAGCTGCAATAATTGTTGTTACAACAGATCGTAACATAGCTGCTGCCCACTTAACCATAGCAACAATTGATTTCTGCAATCCAGTTGTAAAAGCATTTATGCCACCATTTAGTTTACCCAACACTGCTTTAAATGCTAATGATGGATTTTTAGCAGCCATTACAAGTGTTTTACCAAATGTAATTACTGACGTTTTTGCAAGTAATAATTTATTACGAAATGCTGTTAACACACCATTTGATGTAAATACACTTTTACGGGTTGCAACAAAACTGGCTCTTAATTTAAATAATGCATAATTTAATCCAGTAGATTCTGCATTAACAATAAATAATGATTTTACATATGTAACTAATGCAGATACATTATTATAAATTGGTTGCGGTAATGATAACAACGCAGCAACATTCCATAGTAAGATACCACCAAGTAAAGTAAGTGGTGCTAATACCATAGCCGTTGTTGATGCAAATGCAATAAACCCAGTTACTGCATCTTTTGTACCACTATTTAAATTATTAAACCATTTGACAATGTTAATGAATACTTCAATAACAGTCTTTAATTTTTCAACAATTCCAGAAACAAATGCTGCTCCAAATTCAACAAACTCGTCCTTTGATGCAATGATTGTTTTCACAATATCCATCATCGGTTCTTTTATTGATTCATAAAGCTGCCGTTTGATTTCGACAACTGTCGAACGAAGAATCTCTAACTGATATGCAAGTGTTTGAGTCTGAACTTCATACTGCCGTTCTGCTTCATTTGTTCCAGTGATAGCAGCTGTAAGCTCAGTATATGTGTCAATATTATCAACAATCTGAGTAAATGCACCACCAGACTGCTTACCACCAATGGCAAACATCTCACCCTGAGTCATTCCAGCTTCACGGGCTTTGGCAAACTGACTCAGAACTTCATCAATGTCTTTAAGTCCAGTTGCATATGTATTTTCTAATGAATAACCAAGATCGTCTACAAGCAATTTCTGGTTAACTAATTCATCATCAGTTGCTTCACCAGATGCTGTCATCTCATCAAGTAGCTTAGCAGCATCTTTATACTGAACTTTCATTGCAGCAATAGCATCACTATTTGTGTAAATCTGGATGTTATTGTTTTCCATAATCCTTTCTACTTCAGCAGTAGGATTAAGTAATGATTGGAAAACATCACGAATGATACGCCCTGACTGCATACCAGTTCGACCCCAGTTACGAAGCATACCAGTAAGCGCAAGACCGCGCTCAAATACTTCTTCTCCCCAAAGTGACCCAAGTGTTGCATTTACATATCGTGATGATACTGTAAGATCATCGAGACGCAACATAGTATTGGTTGTAGCTGCCGCTAAAGCGTTTGTTACTCTTGATGATTGTTCCATACCCATTTCATAGCCGTTTAGGGTAGAAATGGTTAGCTGGGCTGTCGAATCAAGTTCAGCCATTTGAGCTGTCGCTAACTGAAGAATATCAGGAGTGAGCGACATGATTTCATTATAATCTTTACCAGACTGAGCCATGGTGTACATGGATTCAGAAATCTGAGTGAAATCATATTTGGTTGTTCCAGCAAGACTTGAAATGAAACCTTCCAAGTCTGCCTTCATCTGTTTGAATATTTGTGGTGTCTCAATATCATTAAATACTGACATCACACGCTGGATAGAATCTTCAGCACCCTTACCAGCTTCTACAATTGATTTTAATCCGTTAACTACAGGATAAACGAATCCTACTAACGCAGCACCTGCTGCACCTACCATAGTATTACCCATACGCCGCATTGATTCGCTCATACGTTGCGACATGCCAGCACCTGCTGACATCATAGATGAAGACATGGTGGAGACTTGCCGTTTAGCTGTGGCTATACCTTTGGTAAGACCTGCAATATTTGCAGAAATTACAACAGTTATATCTCTTGAACCTACTTGCATAATATCTCCTATCCAATTCAAAAACTATGGGGTTATTTGGATTTCATTTTGTTATCTTGTTTTTTCCGTACGCTATTTTTTGCTTTTAAGATAAGCATAATCTCTAAATATTGACGAATTGGTGTTTCATTGAGGTCTTGATATGACCACCCCATTTCGTCCATTATTACATAGTCAATAAAAGCTGGATCTGCTGTACCCTTCGTAAACCCATGTTTAAATTCAACGTATCTACGAGTTGCGTCATTTGGGTTTAACAAATCATTAAGAGCCTTTACTTTGCTGAGCTTTTCTTCTTGGTCAGAGGCTTCGGTTCGTTTGGAATTTCTTCCTTTAACGCTGTAGTCTCTGTCGAGATCCCGAAAAAACGATTGACATCTCCGCCTAAAATTTCAAGGCATTTATCCTGCATTTCTTCGTAATCTTTAAATCCAATGTCGTCAAATTCTGACACGTCCCACAACTTATTGGTTGCAATAGAGATAGCTGCAATATCAGCAAAATCTTCCTCTTCAGTTGTGTATTCACCAAATTCAATTGGGTGTGCTGTCATTAGATAATTAATAGCATCATCAAGAGCAAAACTTGTGTCCTGCTTTTTAAGTTCATCAATTTCGTCTTTGAAATTCTGAATAAATTTCATCAACATCGAACGCTGACGCTGCTTGATAGTTCTGACAACTTTGCGACTCGGATTGTCTGTCAAAGTGTACTTTTCTTTGTTAATAGTTACAATAACCACAAAAATCACCTGTTAAAAAATAAAAAAATAAAATTATGCTGCTGGAAGAGTAACCTGGAAGTTAGTTACAGAGGTTGACTCAATTGTTTCACCAAGTAACTCTTCTGGATCAAGATTGACTGGATACTCAGGGAACTTAAATCCACCGAAATGGAAAGTATAACCATCATATACCATATCATATGTGAACGCATTACCAGCAAGAATTTCATCATACAAATCAAGATCATTATATGACAGTTCAATGCCAAGTGTAATATCACGTCCAAGCAACGCAGCAGCACTACGCTTTGTAGTAAATGAACTGTCAAGATCCTTAATCCATCTAAGATTGTTTGAAATGTTAATACTAATACTCTCAGGAATATCAGTTGCAGTAACTGGTTCAGTAACATCAGTTGCTAAGATAGACGATGTAACATCAGTCATAGTCAAAGCATCACCTGCTACAACATCAGCATGTGCACCAGAACTTTTATAATCTGAAGCCATTGGGTTAGCAGTATTAGCCCATGATGCTGCACCAGTATTCACACCACTATTCGCAAATTCCAACGTAGTTGAAACTTTAGAAATGGCATCTTTCTGAATGTCGAGAGTAAAGTCTGTTACATACCCACCAGAATACATCAAATACTTTGGAGTTCCAAGAGCATAACCACCAACGCTAAGTGATCCACCGAGAGCATCAGCAGCACCTGTTGCTGCGACACCGGCTGCACCAAGTGTTGGTTCTCCAAGTGCATAAGGAAGAAGACCTGACCAAATTGTTTTTGGTAGATATTCAATATCCATCGAAATCTCAGAAGATACCTTCTGATGTAACGAAGCACTTGTTCTTGTCTGTCCAAGTGTAGTTGTGTATGCCTGCTGAGGCAAATAACGTGTCGATTCAATAATAGGTTTGTCGTTAATACTTGCGTTCTGAACGACACCTATATATTCCATTGCTGGATCTGTTGGAAGTACACCGAATGCAGTTTCTTCGATAAACTCCAACATACCAGTCCAGCCAGCATTTTGTCCCATAATAATACCTATACAAATTCTACGACATTTATATCAATGTCACGTCTAAATGTGCCGTCCTTCTCTTCAAATACGTTGATGATCGGTGACACACTTGATACTCCAAATACTTTACAAGTAGTAAATAATTCTGGGTTCTGAGTAAAAACAGTAATAAAGGATGATGAATATGTATCAACATCCTGAACGCCGTCTGCAATAATAATAACCCGCACTAAATGATTAAATATTTGTTCGTAATTTCCGCTTCCACTCTTTATTGTTCTGATACCACGACCAGTCACAATATCAATATACACAGCAGGAGAAGCGCGGAGAGCATCTGCGTATGTTGCAAAACATTTATTTTTAAGATCAGGTATTTTAGCATCTATAACAGTTACAAAATTCTTTTTAATTAATTCATAACTCATTTAAACACCTTTTATCTTTCTTAAAGTAAATTTTCTAAACTTCGATTCAAATCTTGGTTGCATTGTAACACCTAATATACCAAGATCATGCAACGCACCAGTTGCTGGATTTCCGTAGCGATATTTGGCTTTATTACCAGCAATTCCTTTGAATTTGGATATACCATAAACAAGGATATCACCATAATGAACTCCGGTATTTGGATCTGCTACATTAGCATAAGTATTACTAATAATAAATTTACCAACTTTCTCTTTCTGATAATCCCAGTTTGTCCAATATCTGCCCGTATCATACGGAGCTGAATCTTTGATTTCCTTGAGATACTCGTTGGTAAATTCTTCAAGTAAATCGTCAACTTCATCTATAATTCCATCTTCAAGAAGATTTAACTTACGTAAAGTTTCTGATATACCAGTTATTCTAAACTTGAATGATTGCTTCTTAGTAGATAAGTTAACCATGGCTGTTACGACTCCAAGTGACACGTAAGAATATATGTCTCGTCCCAATATTCTTTTGAGACAACCTTGTATCGTCCAACGGAATCTTCATAGTAATCTTCTATGTCAATTTTGTCGCCATCGGTTGCGCTAATATAAATATTTATGATACCAAAATCTTCCTTTCCGACATCATTTGGTCGGGTGTAGATATTTGAATGGATATCATACGCGCGCGCGGGCTGAACACTACCATAGCAATTAACTGTAGTTTCTACCGTTGTACCAGTGCCATAAAATGAATCTGTAGTTGTTTTTACAACAGTCTTAAATGTTAGATATGATCCAAGCTGTTTAAACATTATATCAGTATTAAATTTTGACACCATAAGTCACCTAAATTATACCACAAGTATTCAGTACAACGAACCCGACTATAGCAATCAAAAATGATACTGTTCCTGCAAGCACAATTTGAATCAATAGATTCTTTAATGTACTTATTTCTAAGAACAGATTATCAAGCTTGCCAAACAGACCTTTAACTTCAGTCCGATAACAAGACGTAAATTCATTTATTAAAGACACAAAACGTGCTTCCATGAGCGCATCCTGTTCTCTGATATATTGTCTAATCTCAAGATCATAAATTTGCATTTCCTCTCTTGAAATAGGTTTAATTTCTTCATTCACCGTGACACCTCGTAGCAAGTAAATTTCTTACTTATTGTATATGTGGCATCAGTAGTAGATGATAACATGACACGTCTTATAGCCTTAGCATATTCACGTTCATATAGCTGTATCGTCTTTTCAATGTCATTATATCTTTGAATACTCCCGACTTTATTTAGATAAGCAAGTTCACCATTTGTTTGCATTCTAATTAAACAAAGTAGCGCAGACTTATATAGGTGTGCGGTTTTAATATAACTATTTGATGTATCTGACACTGCTGCCGTGATTTCGTCTTGGGCTTGCGTTAAGATAGATGATACTTCATCATCTGATTGCTCTGTGTGAACCAGTGCACGTAAGTCACTGGTTGATGCCCAACTCATCTTTTTTCACCTAAAAATATATTTTTGGTGAATGTTTAGATAGAGGTCAACGAACAAAATGCATCAGCTTCGTAAATAACTGGAACAAGAACTTCATAAACCCTACCCCAAAGATCCTTGCTCTTTGGTAAGATTTCACTTTCGTAGCTCAAATCCTGCGTAATTACCAATTCAGCGAAGGCAGAGTTCGGCTTTGCATTCATCATTCCAGTTCCTGCTGTCAGGAATGGTACTTTATAAATGTTTCCACCAATAAGTTCTTTGACCATTGGAAGTTCTGCTACACCTTCACTGTTAGCACCAAACAAACTTACAGCAAGTTCATTATACTGAACTGGGTTCAGCAATAGATCAAAATCACCATAAATGTCGTCTGCGTCAAACAGCGTAAGTGCAGCCTGAACAGTTGCAATAGCGCTTCCAGCAGTTCCAAAGTCAGCACCTGCTGTAGTCTGTCCCACACTCTGATATAAGCCTTTAACCTCATAATTACTGCCGTCTGGGGCGTATCCGTTAATTACAACGTTATTCTCAAGATTTGTTACACGATATGCAGCTGAGTTTACAGATGCAGTATTGAGTTCGTAGTTTCCGTTCTGTGCAGAAGCGATATCACGGCGTCCAATACGGAACTCCTTATGGAGAACAGGAATTGGCAGATGCATTCTACTGCGCCCAATAATGTCTTCTGCGTTATCTGAAAATGCGAATGAAAGCATTGCTTCAGAAACTTCAGTTGCAGAGTCGAAACCATACTGCTGAGTTCCAAGTCCACCACTAATAAGACGTGATGGGATAAGCGAACGTGCGATATTCTGCTGACGTGCGGTGTAAATAATACCATCGCGCATCTGCTCATAAAACTCGGTTGGGATATAATTTGTCATATTAAAAACCTCCTTAGATATTTACCATAGCCATGATATCCTGCTCAGAGGTACTCTTGGCAAGCGTTTTCTCTGCACGTCCAACATCGACAATACCGCGTGAGCGAACCACAACGAAGAAGTTGCCAACGACTGCATGATCTGATGTAGTATATGATAGAGACTTAATAGTTCCATTGCATACATAATCTTTTGGTAAACCAAAGAAAACAGTTCCACCAGTTGTAAAGCCAGTAGCAATGTAATCTCCGCACGTTAGGTTAGCGGCGGCAGAAGCATCATAATTAATTGGAGCTACCATACCTGCTGCTGTAGTTGCTGCACCATCAATAAGACCGTCTTCATCACCAGATTCAACTGCGTTAATGAAACCGACATCAATATGTGACCCTGAAATTTCAGTAGTAACATCAATGAATGCGCCAGTAATAACTACGCCTGCTGGAAGATCAATACCAGTATCTTTTGCTGATACCTGCTTAGTAAACGGAATCTTGAGTGCGAAACCATCACCAACGGGCACGTACGGTGCAACTGTTCCATCAGTAAATGAGCAAAGCCTGTCGCCTTTTACAACGGCAAAGTTAGCTGCCAACCTGAGTGGAAGCACAAAGTTCGTTCCAGAAAGAACGGGCACTTTCGCACCATTTGCGTATGCAGTATCAATAGTTGCAGGACGCTGCGACGTATAAGACGCGCATCCAAGGAAAGACTGTTCGTAGCCAGCGATACCAAGCGGAGGCTTAGTTTCCATGGTAGCAAGCAGAATATCAGAATCTGTAGTTCCGCGCATTACCAAATGAGCTGGTTTAATTGTTGCAACCTCAGCATAGAGTTCCTGCATTGGAACTTCCGTCTGAGCATATGCAATAAGTTTATTTGTGGGCTGAATGTACCCAAACATAACCATTTTAATTCACCTTTTTATTTTGTAGTCCAATTACCATCCCGATCGGGCTTCCCAAGCGTCCATCCAGACTGTTCTTGGAAATCTTCGGGTTTTGGTGCTGGCTTTTCTTGTTTAATCCTATAGTTCGGCTCTCTGCCGACACCAACGGACTTACCGTGCTTTTCAGAAACCTGTTTAATAAGCGCAATCTCGCGATTGATAGAAGCAGATGTCATAGAGTCATTGAGCGCGGTTTTATCCACTTCAATTCCAACTTCATCACAAAGTTCTTTATACGTTTTAACAGAATGTTCCTTTTCGACACGTTCACGCTCAGAGAGAATTGCTTCCTCTACAAGCTTTTTGACATCAGGAGCGTCAACAACGGGAGTTTCTGGTTTCTCTTCCTCATCTTTCGGCTCTTCGGGCTTAACTTTGCTAAGTTCAGCAAACTTTGTTTCAAGTTCCTTAACCTTAGCTTGTTCCACACCAAGCATGTCCTTAATTTCTACGAGGTCGCTATCACGCGTCTCGTCTTCAGGAACTTCGTCCTGAGTAATATCTTTGTCGTCTGGCATTTTATCACCAAAATTATCAAAATCTTTGTCAGACGAAGATGGCGGTAAAGAAGAACCAAAAGCAGTAGTGTTGCCATCTTCGGGATCGGATGAAAAAGAAGATGGCTCAGGACTAACCCCATCATCGCCAACAAAATTCATCTCAATATAAGTGTTAACGCCCTTTGAACCGGCTACAACCTTAGCATAAGTTTCAGGAGATGCCGGGTTATTAACAAATGTTAATGAGCGATTATCAAAATATTCTTTCACAAACCCATCCTCACCAATAGAGCCAAAATAACCGTATGGCGACCATGTTTTTCCAAGCTTGCCGCTTGTAAACATTTCTATAGTTTTCGGATTGGTTATTTCTACGCGCGCGTCAATTGAATTTGTTTCCTTATTTAACCAAGAATCAACAACACTACCAATTACAGATTCAGGATCATCAGAGAAATCACAATGGTGTTCACCTTCTCCGGTTACTGACGCACACACACGAACAACAGATGTTTTTAATGACCCAATTGCTGAGTCAATTACTTTCTTATCGTTGGGGATTCCCCACCGATTATCATTTAACTTTCCAATGGGAAACACAGTTCCTTCTAAGTAAATTCTACCAGTCAAAATGTGCACCCCGCACAAGAAACATTAATAATTAAAAATAGTAAAAAAGTAGTACTATACTATATGTTGCTAATAGTATATAAAGGTTGTGGTAGGATTTTACTTAATCTCCTTACATGAATATGTTACAATCTCAACATCGTCGTCAGTCATGAGGTTAAAAGACATTGATATCCTCACATTCTTCTTCGATTCATAAATCTTTCCTTTTGATGAAATCTTTATCTTCTCACCACTATTCATCGTGTAAGATGTGAATCCGCGCGGGTCATAGAACATACCCGATTTAACTCTAATTTTAAATATTTCCATAATAGTCTCCGAGATGCATGGAAGAGGATTTGAACCTCTGAACTCCTTGAGAGCAAGTTTTAAGCCTGCCGCTTTTGACCACTTAGCTATCCACGCAATGTTAAGACGGTTGATTTTCTATATTATACCGATCATTCAGTATAATACATGTATCAACTTCAATATATTTTGTCTAATCATTCGTTACTTTATTCGTCAACGTTTCGCGAACTACACCTTACACATATATTAGTCGTCAGACTATATATAGTTATTCTAATATATCATCTAAGTGTTCATAAAGATCACATATTTCATCATTATAATAAAATCTATCATCTCCTTCTCCAAGCGCAACAACAGCATCAAATAATTCTTTTTTATATTTGACACTACATTCTACATATATTGTATGCTCATCTTCACTAGACCCAAAGAAAAACTCATTATTTAAATCACATGTATATGATATTTCTGCACCACAATCATCTATATCATTAGATAATGTGTCTTTTAATAATTTAATAAATTCTTCATTTTTCTCTTTGTTAATATACACTTCTGTATGTTCATCTCTACAATCACTGTATGTTACAAGTTTAAAATACATAGTTATCACCTATATTGTATTATGTTTTCCTGTCATATAACAGTATTCTGTTTTCCCACATAGTTTACACTTATACTTTGGTGGACTCAATGTTAACACATACATTTTATCCCAATCATGCAAACCAATTTTACATCCAAGATTTCTATCTTTAATCTCTTCTAAAGATAAAAGTTTACCATTCTCAAATATTTCTTTTTTATCACAATTAATTATCATAGATAATCATCTAATTTTATATTTCCATTGTGAACGTCATAATGACAATACTTACAGAGCAAAACACACTTATCAATCTCTACCTGAATTGTATCAAGACTATTCCGATTACGTATCATATCGGATACATTGTTACGCTTTGTTTCTGGATCACGATGATGGAACTCTAATAGTTCTGGCGTTGTTTCGCCACATACAATACACTTGCGGGTTGATTTATACTCGGCAATATATGCCTTCGCGCGCATTCTTCTCTGCTTGCCTATCTCGCTCATACATTCCTTGCAATATCCGTTGGACGAAAATAAATCTTTTGATTTATTCTGCCCACAGGAAGGACATACTTTCATAGTTTATCAATCTGCCCACGCTGTTTGAAATCCTCATCCATCCACTCTGATGCATGCATTGTTAACCCACAGCACGCGCAGGTGCAAAACTCACCAGTTTTATCCAATACATAAGGATTAAATTCTTTTGGAACATCCTCAATGCAAGCTGGACAGCCGCAAAACATTGGATAGCCACATTCAGGGCAACGGGTTATAGTATATTCACGCGGAATGAATAGCTTAACTAAAAAATTTTTTAGTTTAGTAAACATTTGGTTCACCTACGCGATAGTAATGCTACAAACACAATGAATGCCGGAATCTGTAATTCAGCAGGGATAAACGCCCACACCAAGATTAACATCGACCAAACTAACGCGATAATCCACGCGGCACACACACCCAGCAGAACTACTAATGTTCCAACACCAACATTAAGATCATTTAAACAACCTAATTTATTTTTCATTTTAATCATCCTCAATTTCATACTTCTTACTGAACCATACACGCCTCTTCAAGCGTAAGCTCACGCGTTTCCGATGTTACTTCTACAAGTCTCATTTTACCATTTCACTTCAATATAGATTGTTCCAAGCTCTCTGTTAATGCCAACTGAAAA